AGTGCCTGACAAATCAGAGTCTTTTTCATACAAATGTATGGTGGAAATGGCAATGTTAGGAACAATATCAATTTCAGAAGTAATTATATACTCCGTTCTATTAATTGAGAATCTTCCGTCAGTTAATGATGCAGGCATCACTGAATTTAAAGTCAGTTGCTGTCCAGATATAATGTTAATAGTATATCCAACAGTATTAAATCCCGTTTCATCAATAAAAATTGTATCTCCTACAGAAATATTGTAAGAGCTAAAATTTAAACTAGATGTAACTATGTTGCTGCCAGCAATTGTATTTAAATCTACTGAAGAAATAATATCTTTATTAACTAAGCCAACAATTTCTTCAGGATCAACTGTTCTAAATTTTTCATGCAGATATGGTCTTAATTTTTGACCATATTTAATTATATTTGGAACCTCTAATCCATCTACAAACAAATGCATTTCATCTCTGTCGTTTCTTGTATTTAATTTCCAAGATGCTGCAACATGATGTTGTTGACCTATAACCCAATTAGACACATCTGTGCTTATAAAATAAGAAACTTTATCTTTGTCGTATACTCTAAAATTTAAATATCCACTTATGTCTTTAAATATAGATAAACGACTTCTAGTTTTTTCTTCACCAAAATCTAAAATATAATGATCTACATCTGAAATAAAAGTTATACCATCATCTACTTTGCCGCCGCCATTAAAGCTCAAATTAATTGTACTAATACCGCTAAATAATACAACATTACTTTGTTTTGGTAAAACTAAAGTTTTAGTATCATAAAATGATCCGTTAGACTCTATTTTTAATTTGTAACTAGATATATTGTTTGCAACATATCCATCAATTAATTTGACATACCATCTTTTAAAGTCGCCTGTAGAATCCTCATCATAATAAATGAAAATTCCATCTTTATTTAAGTTAGGATATCCATCTACACTACTATCTTTAGATAAATTAAATTTACCAGAACTAAGTTCTGGGTGATATCCTGCAGGACCAATAAATACTTCTGAAGGATCTATCTCATAACCATCCTTAGTAATAGTAAATGTTAATTCTGCATCATTATCTAAGCCATTCCATTGTGGAACTACCCAAGTTTCAAATGTACCCTCTTCTAATCTTATATTAGAATTTGTAGGAAGACTAATTGACTGATCTTCACTGTTGATTAATACTCCATTGCCAAATTTAGCAGGAATCAATTCAAATGTTCCTTCAGTAGCAATTTCTTGTGGATACAATAAGCTGCTACCTAATGACCAGCCCTCAAAAATAGATTCAATTACTTCTGGCTCAATGTGAGAAATTATTTTTCCAATATTTTTTATTGCATTTAAAGTGGGTCCTTGAATAAAAGAAGATAAAGCTGCCATCAAAGAATCACGATATCTTTCTCTGTCAAAATCAATATCAAAATTAGAAAGCTCTGGAATATTAACCAGTGTGCCGAAGTTTTTTAATAAAGCATCTCTTAATGCTCCAGCCTTATAACTAACATAGTATTCTGTATCTTCTGATATAGCTTTGCTTGTACGAAAATCAATAACATTATCACCATATTCATAACTTACAATAATTTCATCTGCAACATAAGTGTAGTCAGCAAATAAATCTCCCTTATTATAATCAACTACAACTCTTGATAAACTATTAATAGTAAATGAATAGTTAATTGCAACTAACTCTCCAAGAGAAGGCGAATTTATTCCAGACAAAATTAATTTTAATGTGGTTCCTGCTTCAACCACCCCAGAATTATCCCATAAATCTTGTCCATCAGAAGATCTAATCACACTAAAACTATATGTAATATTTGGTGAAAGATAAGGTATATTTTCATTAACTATTACATAGTAATTATAGCCATCAAATTTTACATTATCAAATATTTGATTACTAATAGCTCCTACAGTAATATTATATCCATTAGATGTAGAGTAATTGGCAAAATTTAATGGATTAGAGTTATCAAGTAAGTCTTGATGTTCATATAGTCCTCTAACAAACTTAACTTGATTGGTTACACCCGGAACAAAGCTAGTATCTGAAAAAACGCCAACCATATTATTATAAACTTGATATGGAGCAACGGAATTGTCATTCAAAAATAATTCAGCTGCAGGCTCTAGTTCTTCTGGAATAATACTTGCATCACCAAATAAAGTATAAGCAAAGCTGGTGCTTTTAGGAACAAGAGAGCTTAAACGATAGTAAATATCTTCCACACTAATAACGTGAGGAAATATTGGAGATATAGAATTGGTTTTATATGTTATTGTACCAATATTAAAATCTTGCGTATTAGAAACTGCTACGTAAACTATACCATTAGTATAATCAACAATATAATCTCCTATATCGGCTAATCTATCAATGTTTTCTTGTTCAGTAAATTCGCTATTAAACCATCTTTCTACAACAAATACATTTCCGTTTGTAAATACTGCGCTAGTATTAAATGATGTTGCTAAGCTATCTTCAGTTGAAGAAGCAATAGTATTATTATCCAAATAAATTTTAAATACTCTTAAAGATCCAGCATTAGTAAGAGTAGTGTTGGCAAATAATAGCTCGTTAGATTGAGTTGTAAATGTTACTCTTTCACCAGTCTGAGAGATTACTCTTGGAGGGTTATTATATCTAAAATAAATTTTATCATCATTCCATCTATTAAGAGTATAAATTTCACCTGATGTTTCATTAAATATTCTAAATACATTTGTAATGGGCGAATTTACTACTCTAAGTGCATTTAATGCGACTAATCTGTTTTGAACTCTTTCTTCTAGATTTTCTTGATGAAGAGCAGCTTTGTAGTCAACTCCTGGAACTAATACTTCTTCGTAATTAAATGTTACTGTACCATTCTCTCCTAATAAATTACCGAGTGGTAAGGCAACTATATCTAATAAACTAGAATCATAAGTATAATCTTGATCATGCTTATAAGTATATAAATAATTATATGTTGCTAATGGAGGATATGGTCCAGTACCAGTATTATTTAAATCACTACCATAAACATACACGGTACCATTTGCATAATCAATAGAATATTGTCCAATTAAAGTAGGTAACGCATTTAATCTAAATGGAATTTCTTGTGTAAATGCAGGATGATCAGCCCCTACAATATTAGTATTTGGATCAATAAATGTAACTCCATCTAATGTAGGAATATCTCCATTTGTATCAACAATAGGAGCGTGCTCTAAATTAAATACATTGATAATTGGTGGCAATTCTTCTCTAACAGAATCTAAGATAGTTGTAATTTTAACTGCAGATGAATCTACAACAATACCCAAATTTTTATGCTCATAAATTACTTCAACCCTAATTATACTATCTAAAACAAATAACGGGTTTTCTAAAATTTTATCATTTAATTTAACTTGATTATCTTCAAGTGTAGCATAACTAAAAGCATAATCTTGATCATATCTTGAGCTTTTTATTTGATATCCAAGAGAAGAAATATCATATGTAAAAATAGGCTCAGGTGTATTTAATAGAAACACAATGCTAGTTACTTTAGTTACAGGATAAGAACTAAGATTCAATGTTAGCGTATTAATATTAAATATTCCATCTTCATTGGTTGAATCTGGAGTAGCATTTTCACTTACTACATTTCTTTGTAATGTTATTGGAAAAGAGGGGAATTCATCAGAAATAAATGTTCCTATGGCTTTAGTCTGACTTGGTGCTCTACCAACTCTAACCATTTCATAAGCACCTTCTTCACCTAATCTATCAAAAGCTCCAGAGCCTCTAACTTTCTTTTCATCTACAATATCAAAAGATAAATAATTTTCATTCTTAACCTGTCTAATATCATATAGTGCTCTTGATAATATTACTGATAAAGATTGTACATATTTTCCTACCAAAGTAGTATCATCATCTATATTATAGATATTATCTTTAAAGAAGGCGCCAAAATAATTTTGAATAGGATTATCTGATGATAAAGGACCAGTAATTAAATATTTATTCGTGATACCATCTTCAGATAATCTATCTTCACCATGAATAGAAATAAATGGATGTAAACTAACAGATTGAAATTGTAAAAAATATGAAGCTAATGGACTTAAAGGTAAGCAATTTACACTTAAAACATTGCCTTTAATTTTAATCCCTAATACTTCAGCGTCTGGAACATTAGCTGTATCTGCTAAAATTAAAACGTTTCCATTTACTAAATTTTTAGTTAGTTCTGCTGTAAAAGTAATATTAATATTAGAACTATCTATTACCTCTACATTTTGTATTCTGATGTTACCCATATTATCTTGTCTCAGTATTAATTATTATAGTATTTGGAGCAAAATATTCATCTTTTTGTGCTTGAATTTTGAGTACTTGTCCTATGCCGCCGACCTTGTTAAAATATAATATTCTTGCTCTAGCAATACCCGTAACAGCTTGGGCAATGTTGATTAATGTTACAGAATCAACTACACTTCCTAAAGTTGTAGTAGTTAATGCTGTTGTTAATTTATCTCTTAAGTTTTGTAGCACAGTAGTTGTTGAACTCTTATAGTCAGCGTCAATTACAACATTCATTGTAAGATCAAGTTGTATTAATTTTGCTTCTCTTGCTAAAACGTCAGCATTAATTGGTCTAGTGTCTTCTATGTTAAAAGTAACGTCGCCAATTAATTTATTATAGTTATATTTAACTACAATTCTTTCATTTTGTTTTGGTGCCAAGTAATCATAAAATACTTTGTAGCGGGCACCTAAACTTGGTTGTGTAAAAGAAGTTGCCGTAAATTTAGTGGATTGAGATGACTTAAATCCGCTTGATACATATATTTTATTTATTAAAGCAAACTTCTTATTAGTATATAACGTTCCATTTCTAGTATATGATAAGTTTTCAAAATCATTATCAACAGTATAGTAGAAAGTTATTCTAATTTTATCACCCAACTTAGGTAAATTATGAGTTTCAACATCTAAAGTATTATTTTGCGTTGAAGGCAAGATGAAATCCAAATTTTGTAATGTTAGATCTCCTAACATTTCATCAGCATAATATAAATTATTTTGAATTGTTGTATTTTTAACATCGTAAGTAGCCAAAACACTTAAAACAGTATCATCAGAGGAGCTAGCTGTAACAACCTTCTCTACTTTAATGACTTTACCAATTTTATAATTGTTGGAAAGTGCAACAGTAGAACTTATATTTAAGGCTTTTCTCAATGCTTCAGATAAGTTTAATTTAAGACCAGTATTAGTGGCGGTAAATATAATGTCTTTAGCAACAAATATGGAAGTGCCACTTACAGTTACGACTCCTGTATTATTAACTTGATCTACAATGTTACCTGTAATACGAGTCGGTGCTTTTCTTAGATTGTTATAATTAAAATACATAACAAAGACGCCATCATTAACATGACTAGATGTTGTGGTTGAAAAAACAAGTTTATTATTTGTAACATCAATAGTTCCAGAATAATTCCATAATTCTTGTCCATCTAATATTCTTATTATAGAAATTTGATCGGCTGTGATATTACTTAATACGTTAGTAATTGTTATTTTATTTGTTAGTTGATTGAAATCAGTTATATCATAAGTTCCATTATTATTAGGAACTGTTGCTCCAGTAATTCTAACTTTTTTGTATAACATGTCGGTGGTAGCAGAAAAATTAACTGTTGGACTTGAAACCGTTGCTACTCCAGCAACGGTATTAGTTAAATATCCATCTATAACACTATATAAAACTATATCTGAGTTAGGTTCTATAACTGTAAATGTTAATCCTGAGCCTTGATTAGTAAATTCATTTAAATTTACTTTAAATGTACTAGAGGTATTAGTTTGCAATACATTAATTTTACTTTTAATCAAATTGTTACTATAGCTAAATGGTTGGAACTTTCTAGAATCAGTAGCATAATAAACTATAAGAGCACGATCTCCAATGGCTGGAGTATTAAGACCATTTAATATAATTTGATAGTTTCCGGAACTCCCATTGGCTATTGAGCCTGTGTTGCTAGAATTCCACAATTCTAAATTGTCTGACAATCTAACTACAGCAATTACTTGATCTACATCTAATGTGAAATCAGCTATTGGCAAATTAATTTCTACATAATATTGATTGCTAAGATTTTTTTGAACAGTTTGATGTTCTCTTCTAGCCATATTAACTTGACTAAAATTACTAAATCCATTATTATCTAATAAATTAAATCCATTACCATTTCTACTGGCTGGTAAAGAAGTGGTTGAAGTAGAAATTAAATCAGATACTGCAGAAACATATGTTACTCTTAATGTAATCGATGTGGCAGTTGTATCAATTAAAGAAGATGGAATAGTAATTTGATTACCATTACTGCTGCCAGAAACTACATCTGATGAATAAGTGTCTGTACTGTTTAAAATAACAGTGACTCTATCACCAACTGCTGCAACAGTATCAGAAGCTAATATAATAGTTGTAACATAAAGAACTTCTATTCCAACTACTTCAGTAGAAGTGGATACAACAGAATTTCCTTGAGCCGTATCATAAAGCTCTACATTTGTATTTTTTAAAGTAACTGACTCTACACTGGCAGTTAATGTTGGAAGCTTATCAACCACGACAGACAACCTATTAACGAATGTTCCAGATGTTACTTGAACAACTGTACCATCAAGCTCTAAGAATTTTTTTGCACTTAATACGCTTGCAATTGGTTGTGTTGCAGTTCCTTGAAAGAAGTTATTTCCAACACTTAAATCAAAAACTATTCTTTCATCACGAACCATAGATGCATAACCCCAATCAATACTATCTGTTACAGATCTTGGATTAGAAGTTCCAACTAAACCATCAAAATCAGAATATTGATCATAATTAACAATCCAACTATAATCTACTTGTAATACATCAGATGCAGAAGGCAATGTATTTCCTGATATTTGAATTCTTCCTGTAGTATTAAATGTACCAGTTTGATCTAAATTTTGATTAGTAATAATATAACGCTCACCAGTATTAACATTAAATACTCTTGTTACATTTATAACTGGTGTATGCAGTAATTGAATAATAGATCTATCAGAAGTAACTAAACTATTTTCATTGGTAATAGCTAAATTTTGTTGAACATTTGAAATGCCCAATACATCGGTAAATGTAACAGCATCTTGTCCATTAAATTGACCCTTAATTTTATCTTCACTAAAATCAGACACCCTGTCAGAAACCCAATGAAATGTATCAAAACCAAATGGACTTCCTCCATATACTCCAGTATCTTTTAATAACTCAAAGTTTCCAGAAACTCTACCATAAGAGTCAATACTCTTTTCGGCAAAATTAGCCCCACTAACTGAACCTGTTATTTGAAGTAAAGTATCTACTGGTTGTGCTGGCAAAACGCCATTTTTAATATCATCAATTCTTTTTCTGTTAATAGTTTTTCCGGCATCGGCAGCAATTTGACCTAAAACAACATCATTTTTAGAGCTTGAAGGATCGTTATTATTGCTCTTATCTCTATAAATAAAACTATCGGTATTTTCAACAAGGTTAGATCCTAATACAACTACATCTACTTTGCCCCCGGAACCTTCTGAAATAATAGTCCTGGCTCCATCTGCAGCAACAGAAACTACAGTTCCATCTCTAATCATCAAAACATCACCTGGCTCAATAACTTGAGCATCAGAAACCCCTGTAGTACCTAAGGCTACGTTTAAATAACCCAAAGATGTTCCTACGCTTGATCCACTGAAAGATGATAATACGCGGGTTCTGAAGGTAGAATCATTCTCTTGATCATTACCGCCTTTAAATGGATTAATGTTAGTTATATTAGATACTCCTGGTATATTAGTTCTACTAAGTGAATATGATCCAATATTTCCAGCACTACCAGCGGTAGATGCCGATACAGTAACTTCAACCGCATATTCGTCAGAAATTCCAGCAAAATCCAATTGATCTCTAAATTTAGATGCTACTGAACGATAAAAATTTGTTGAGGATGATGAAACAGAAATACCATTAGATATAGTAAAAGAAAATCCATTAGAAGCTACTACAACATCACCTTTATTAATATTAATAGTGGAATTAATCGCAGAAAATGTCAATAATGCTATTCCAGTTGAGGGTGTAGCTTGTTTTCTAATAACACCAAAGTTTTTAGCAAGCTTATCTAAATCAGTACCAATAACCAATCTCATAGATTGTTGGCTTGATACACTGGACAATTCATCATATAATAAAGATAATTGACTAGATGGACCATCAACAAATAAATCTCTAGCAATTGTGCCTGGTTTTGTATCAAGATCGGGCTGAGCAACTCTATAAAAGTCTATTAGGCTTAAGATTATTTCATTAACGCTACGAATTGTTACCATGTCTCATCCTAATGCTTATATAGTGGAAACTCTAAAAGCTGTAGTTATTGGTTTTTGTCCTTTAGATAAAGCTCTTATTTTAACATCAAATAGTCTTGGATCTAATTGATTTCTTATAATAGATATATCCAGAATAGCACTGATTTGTTCGTCAGCACTAACCCTTTGGAAAGATTTAACTTGAATGCCCTGTAAATTTTTTAAATTCTCTAAGGCAGTATTAAGCTGAGATTTAGCAATTTGAACTAAAATAGAGCTATACATAGGATTTCCTACTATAGTTCTAGAAATAAAAGATCCATACCACGGATGCAATGGATTTGTGCCTGCTGTAGTTAAACACATTTTCAAAATGTCTTGAATTAGCTTTTCGCTATCAACAACAGTTTGAAGTTGCCCGGTTTTAACTACTAGGTCTCCACCCTCTAATTTTAGATCAAAAGACATAAGCCAGCTCCTATCTTTACTATGCTTAATTATTAGATAAATCCGGGATAATTAGCCTTAAGATAAGCCGTTATTGTTCTTTAGGTCTTGATAAATTTTATCCATTAAATTATAATATCCTTTAACATTTTCCAAGAAAGAATCCATAGAACCAGTAATATCATTACGTTCAACAGTATCTGGAATATAATCTACAGAATTAATCATTCTTGTAAAGGAATCTTGGTCTAGAAAACCTAAAAGAGACTCTTTGGGCATAATATAAAGGGCACCCATAACTGCAATAATGTCACATAGCCCTAAACCACTAAATTCACCCATTATAATTTCTATAGTTCTTAGGGCTGCGCCAGCACTATTCATATGTTGTTTTCTATTTTTGACAGCAGTATTAACGCTTTGAGTAGCTACATCGCCCAAAGAATTGCTTGTTTCATTATCAAAAGTATTTGTAAAAATATCAAAAGCAAATCCGCCAACATCAGGAATTCCATTAACATCAGAAGTTTGAATATTAAATTGATTTGAAATTTGTTTTAAAACTTTATCAATTAATGATTTATCAAAAATCGTAATAAAATCTTTTGGTAAAGTACTAGAAATAATAATATCTTTAATTGTATTGCCCCCTTCTGGTCCAGTACTAGATGGGACAGGCAACCAATAATATAATGATTGCACTCTCTGTATAACTAGTTGAGCCTCAACTAGTTTTTTGCACATTGCTCTAATAATATTTATATATTTTGCAAATTGTTGTTGCTCGGAAAGCTTATATACATTTGATGTCATTTGCTTAATTAAAGCTTCATCCTGAACTGCAGGAATACTTAAAATATAATTTTTTATTGAGGTGTCGGCAGTACCTAAATTAGCACTATTTTCCACAGAAAATCTATCTCTAATTACTTTTTCTAACAAAGGTCTTTTAACAAAAGTATTTTCTGCAATCAATAAATTGCTTTTATTAAGAGCAAATGGAATCGCAACTTTTCTAGAAGAAGGTGCCACAGTAAAATCAATTTTAGGATCAACAATAAATGGTTTAATGAAATGAAATCTAGTTTGATTTAATTGAGATAGAATTGGTTTATTTCCATTTTCATCTTGATACTCTGTTAGTTTTACACTATCAAAATTTCCTATTTGTCCTTTAAAATCAGCAGTATATGATTGATTCTCTGGCTTAGTGTCAAATGCATCTGAACTTTTTACTGGTGCCGCGAACGGACGAACTTGAGTACTAGATGATAAAGATAAAACACTAGATGTTATGGTATTATTTTGAGAGAAGGTTTGTAAAATAGAGTTAACGTAACTTTCTCTTCTAAAAGATAAACTAACAAATCCGTCAAATGGGTTATTGGCAATATCAATTTTAAGATCTAAAGTTATTTCTCTATCAGGATCTTTAATTATATCAAATCCTGGATTGTAGTATCTTAAATCTTTAGATACTACAGGAAATCCAATTAGTCTAAAAAATGCATGACAGCGGCTTTCCTGTGGAGTATCTTCTACCTTAACTAATTTAGCTAAACTAGTAATTGTTTGTTTTTTAAGAACCTTAAGAAATATTTGATTGCCTTGATTTGAAGTATTAACAATGCTTCTATTTGCATCAATTTCTTTAATAAAATCAGTGTATATACTCTCAATATCAATATCAAAATTTTGAGAATCTTGATAGTTAGATTGATTAGGAATATTAGCCATTAATTACCTTCCCTGGATATATCTTCACCATCTCTGTATGGGACTCCTTCAGAATCACCATCAGCAGTTGGTACTGCACCAGCACCAGATACTGGAGAGTAAACGAATTGATAATCAATAGCTTGCAGAGTATGAGTTGGATCAACTGTATTATCAGCTGGAATAGTATTAGTACATAAAATATTATTATCAAAAGATATCATTATGGTTCCCTTACCAGGTAATTGACTTGTGATATCTGCAGTAAAAGCTTGATAACCATCATAAATAAAATTACTAATTTTACCAAAAGTAATATGAGCTTTGACATTTTTAGCCAATATATCACCAATGTCTTGTGGCATACCAGCAGTAACAGAAATACCATTTCTTTCTTTAATGTTAACTTTAACTGCAATTGGTTTGCTGGTGAATTGTTTTGGTGGATTTAAATTAAAATCACTTCCACAAGCATCATATCCTAAATTTACTAAATCAACTAGAGCACTTTTTGTATCTGATTGTAATTTACCCAAACAAATAGCTGTTGCTGCTTGAAATTGAGCTACACCAGCTGTAGTTAAATTGCTTCTAAGGGCAGACAATGCAGCTTGCAAACAATCCAATGTGGCATTTGGATTAGGAAATACTTTACCATTTACTCCATTAACTAGATTTCCTAATAATTGTCCTTTAATACCTGCATCACCGGCAAAGGCGCTATTAATAAATGCTTTATTCAAAGCTAATGAAGGCTCACACCCAAGTGTAATTAATTGTTTGTTTAATAAGGTTTCTAGATTTGGTCTAAATGTATATTGAACTTGATCAAATACATATCCATCAGCAGGAACTGGATCTATGTTTCCTGATACTGAGTAACGAGCAGCTTTATGAATAAAATTTTCTAAAGTAGCTTGGTTAGATATTGGAGTAATTCCATCAGAACCAAATCCTCTAAGAATAGTTACTCCATCATCTTCATAGCCCAAACCGCCAGCTAATGGCAAAACACCATCATTAACTGTAATGACAGTTCCATCATTTCTGGTGTATGTTCTAGTTGGAGTATCAGTAACAATACAGTTGGTAAATTTAATGAATCTTGATGATCCTCCAACTTCATTAGTGCGACCCCAGTTAGCAGGATTATAATATAATCTCAAATCAACTGTGTAAGCAGCTTGGCGAGGTGATGTAGCACTATTATAATTTACATCTGTTGGAAAAAATACTGGCTTAGATTTGTATCCTGAAGAATCTTGAAGTGGAACATCATATCCATCAACAATGTTAATGAAAGCCTGCCCAATTTCTTGAGCCGGATCATAAATAACAATTCCTTCTTGCCTAACAACAGTTCCAAAATTAGTTAATCCTGGAATTGGAGTAGCAGGTCTAAGTGATAATTGATTTAGATATTGTACGTTACCAGAAGCTCTAGTATATGGAGACTTCACAATAGTTGGACAAACATCTGGTGTACAGCATCCATCAGCATCTCCCGTTCCACTATCATCACATGGCGGAATAGAGAAACTTAAGCTCAACATATTTCTAATTACTTCAATAATAATATTAAAAATAGATAATAATACAAATAAGTTTTGGAAAATACAAAGTAAACTACCAAGCTTTTTAGCAATAGCCAAAACAGAATTTTGATCTCCATCACTAAAAGATTTTACTAGAGCATTAATATTTCTAAGTAAAGCTTCTATTAATTTTAATATTTGAGAGATTATATATTCAATTAATGCTAATAATAATAATAGCAAAGAAATAATCATAATTATAAGAGCAAAAATTGGGAAAAGATTTAAGAATGCTGGGATACAATTTCTAAATAATCTTCTCATAGCTCTTATAAGTTTAAATGGATTAGGAATGGCACAAAGGACCTCAATAATACAAATAATTAAATTTAATACTGGTAAAAAGAATTTATACAGCATCAAAAATGGAAAAAACTTATCCAACATTGACATGATGGTGTCAAAAATATCTTTACTAAAATTAGGATTTAGGGTTGGCTTTAATACACCTGGTGGAATTAGAAATTGAAATTTATCAAATAAATCTAATAGATCTTCCGGAAACCCATCTGGTATTGGAGAAATATCAGGAATCTTTAAGGCAAAAGGAACCCCGAAACCTGGGATTGGAGGTCCAGAAGGACCATCAGGTATTTGTATGAAAACGTCGCTTGGGCTGCAGGGACTCATTATTTATTTCTCTTTAGTAAATTAATTCCATATTAATTATATATCACTTTATTTGGATTCACCAGGTAATTTATCTTCTAAAGGTCCAATTGTTCCTTCAGGTACACCTAAAGTATGTTCCAACTCAGAAATAAACTTTCCAGATAAAATTTCAATTGTTTCATTTACTTTTTCTGCATCAACGCTTTCTAAATTATAATATTTAATTACATTAGTAGCGACTTTCCATAAATCTTGATAAACATCATGACTTAGCTCTCCTGAAGAATACGTCACTTCTTCATTTTCCGGATATGCCGTTAAAGCCCCTAAAATAGCGGAAGACAACTTAACCATATTTTGCTCTTTAGCTTCTTCTGCTTGCAAAATTAATTTTTCATAAACAACGGGATTTAATTTCTTCATATTATATTCCTTTAAATACTTCCACCAAAAACCTTTTGAACCATACGCCCTTGTAAGGTGAGTGTTTCACAATCCATTTCAATATTAGCATCGCTAGAAAACTTCATATTTCCTTTAGCATGGACTGCTAAATTACCTGGAGTCATAATAGTTATGCCATTTTTATCTGCTCTAATCATATGAACATATCCACCATCAGTAAATATTCTTAAATCTAATACAGCACCAATACTGCCATTATTTTCTTTAACGAACCTACTGTCGCCTACTACACCAAATCCACCTACCTGAATTATTAAGTCACCATTCAAAGAGACAACAGCACTTCTATTCGTTAAATCTCTTCCAATATTAGCCACTAATCCACCGGCAGTATCAAGCCATAATGATTGACGATCTATTGTATTAGCTCCAATATTCATTTCAACAGAGCCGTCGAAATTAATTGAACCACTACGCCCACCAGCATTCGCATTTTCTCCAGAAATATTAATAACATTAGAAACAACTTTAGTTAATTCTGGAATATCATTTATATTTACTGTAACATTCTGGCTGGTGCCGGCTTGATAATTAATGAAATCATTATTTTGCTGAGCATAACATGTTTGTAATAAATCATGATATGCTGTACCATGTTTAATATGTGACTGAGTTATTCTATCAATTGGAGATGCTTCTGCATTTCCATCTTTAATTTGAATAGAGCCCCTATCATTAGTATAAGAAAACCCACTGTTTATGGCAGTTGCTTTTGGAGCAGCAAAACTATCATGAAAGATATCTAAATTATCATCTCTAAAAATTAGCTTATTAGGATTATTATTATCTTCTGGACCAAAGCTAGAATAATTTTCGTATCTAGTTAGTAGTGGAATGTTACCAGTCTCACTAGAGGCTGGGACGTTCATTTTAAATTGACCTTCTTTATCAATATCTAAAAAGAAACGGCTGCGGCTGCGAGCATAATCACTATTAGAATTAATATCTGGTAGTGTAACTTTACCATTTTGACCAGTTAAGTCTTTACGAGCATTTATTTCAAAATGATAAGCTAAACTTTTTCTTTCAATTTCTTTAATTTTTAAAAAAGCTTTTGCTTTATCACTTGTTTTATCTGCTCTAATTGTATTTTGATCTACTCCAACAGATAATGGATTTCTGTTAATATCTAAAATGTTACCAAAAATATCTATAACTGTACCTTTAACAGTTTCAATTAGATAATTTGGTGAGGCTAAAGTAAGACTTAAAGTGTCTGCTCTACTTTTGCGACGATTTGGTAGAATATAACTTTGATTATTAGTACCTCCACCATTATATAAAATAGACTCATTTAAATCATTATCAATATCAGATAAATATTGAAACTCATAAGTTATTTCTCTTTGCTCTACAAATGGTGGATTCTTAGATGAGCCAGTTACACTAGAATTTGGAGATGTTGAAGGATCAAGTCCAATAGTAAAAAACCTTGAATTATAATCATCATTTTCTAATTTAAATGTTTGATCATAATTTGTGTTTAAAATCTTATCTCTTTTAACTACGCCTTCAATTTTACGAGATGCTTGCGTAAAATCAAATTGATTATAAAAATTGGTACTAATATAATTTTCATCAGTATTAATATGAACTCTATTATTGTTAGAGCCAATATTAATATTAGTTTTTGTATCTAGTTTAATAAAAGAATTATCATTAGATTGAATTAATAATTCATCTAAAGTCAAGCTGGGAACTATTGGCAAATTTTCTGCTAAAAATGATACGAAAAAATATTGTCCACCACTACCCTGACTAACTACAATAGGCGTGCCTGCTTTTGGTCTTGTTCCAATAAATAAACCATTGTTATAAAATAATGCATGTGGTGAAGGAATTTCAACTGAAGGATTATTACTCCCTGAAGCAGCATTATTTAATTTAACTTTAATGATGCCCCTCTCCTCATCAAAGCTTTCAATAGCTCCTCTTCTAAGAAGGCCAACTTCTTCGTTGAAAATATTAGGATTAGTCATTAAGTGGTACCGTTCGCTTCTTCTTGAGATACTGGCTCGAATTTAACCCAGCAATCTACTATATAATTAAATAAAGATTGTCTAATTTTATCTTTACTAGTATTTCCAGGATTGCTTGAAGTTGCTATTTGATTACGAGCAGCATCAATTGCCTTTTGTGATGGAGATCTTCTATCATCATCATCACTCATATTAACAAACACAACTATAACATCATTTTTATCTAATGTAACGTTTCTAGCAGAACCAGTATTAGCGGTAGCTACTTGTTTTGGTCCCATACCTTCAATAGTAAGTGAATCCTTAACTGAAGATGCAAATGTAATTATGTCACTATTTAAAGGAGTAGAATCATCATAATATACTCTTAATTCCACACTAGCTTTAATTGTATTGCCTTTTGTATTATTAGCATTAATTAAATATGCAGAAGTATAAAGTATATTATTTAATGTCTGAGTATTTGCTGCCATAAAAGAAGTTGTAGGTGTATCTTTTTCTCCATCATTAATTACTTGACTTGAAGGTTTAGAAGGATCTCTTTGAACAACTCCAACATTAGAATCACTGGATGAATTAGATTGTCTCTGTACTATAAAGCTGGATGAGTCTTTATTGTTATAAATTAGTTTTCCAATAACATCTAATGGTACTGGAATATAATCTCCCATAGTATGTCCATAAGTTAACTCTAATGTAGTTGTAAATGAGCTGCCTTGTGCATATGCATGTCTGACTGAATTAACATAAAATAATAGTCCTCTATCTTCTAGATAAACAACTTCACCTGGTTGCATAAATTCATTTCCAGAAATGGTTAAGCTGCCTCTTAATACTTCTCTACGAGCACGACTTAAAATCATACTGGCATATGGCGCACATTGATTATTAGGATCACTAAGAAATGGAACGTTAATTGGACTACCTTGTCTTAGACCATAATTTCTCCACATGTCATAATCTACAGCAGCTGCAGTTACCATACCATTTCCTTGACCAGGAAAGGAATTTAATCCTGCAGGTAAAGCATTAGGAGCTAATGGATTAAGCACTCCTTGTACTTCAACCATATTAAATCTAGGTGGAGATTCAGTTATACTTAAATTTAATATTTGACTTCTTTTGATAATAAATCTAGCGCCAGAGCCTGGACCATAATCATCATAAGACTCATCCTCAATCATGTGCTCAAACACTTCTGGAATATTAGAATTACTAAAATTACCAGGCATAAATAGAGCGTTTCCACTATCTTGATCTGAATCTAAAGATTTATATTCTGCAGAATTTTTAACAGCGCTGTAAAATAGTTTCATTATTTTTTGGCGCTCTCTTATTTTATCAGCTAATTCAGTTGTTATTTTAAAAATATCTATTGTCTTAGCAATGGGAATTGTTACATCATTAACAGCGACACTTTGTACTATTACTAAGTAAGATGACTTAGGTATTTTTTGACCTGAAACAGTTTGTATTCTAGAAATTAAATAATTAACTCTATTATTAGCCTCGAATGCTGCAACGTTATTAATACTATAGCCTGCTTGATTTAATTTATTTTTTTCTAATGAATCTAGAATGACCTTAGCCCTTTGTGTATTAGAAAAAATATCTTTAGTAGAGTTTACTTGTTTTTCTAAGGAAGAAAATGTATTATCTTGTTCAGCATCTCTTTGATCTGGATTTGCTTGTTTTAATAGATTTGCAATATTACTAATTTGCCCACTATCTTCTTCTGATAAAAAGCTAAAAGTATCACCAGTATTTTCTGTGGCGCCATTTAAAATAAAATCTACTGCAGAATCATCATCATTAATTCCTAAAACCGAACAATCTAATCTAATTTGATCTTCTAAAATTTCTAGCCTTTGTTTCAAAGCAGTAATTTGATCTGTAAATAAATCTTCTAAAAATTGTGGAAATAATTGTATATTGTAAGATTTTTTCAAATACATCATCTTGTAAAAGATAGTACTTGGCATTCTATTATATTGTGGTGGACGTACTCTAATATGTCCTTGAGTATCACAAAAAACTTCTAAATTTAATAAATCAGCTGTAGCTGCAATTTTATCTCTTACACTTGTAAACTCATTATTATATAATTTTAATCCATCCGTTAATGATTGTTCATAAGCCAAAATATCATAGTCTTTGTCATAAAAGTCATCTACAATAAATAAATTTTTATCTTCATTTCCCCTAACATTATAAGACATACGTCTAGTTAAATTATTAATTTGTCTTCTAACAAGTTTTCTAATATTTGGATCTGAAGCTTGTTTACTAGCTTTACTTGAATCAATAAATTGATTAAAATCAATAGAGGTGTCATTACCAATATTTTTTAATGATGAAAAGCTTTTGTCTGCTCTTTGCATTTCTGCTATAATATCATTAATTTCTTTAGATAGTGTGGTAGCTTGGTTATTTATTTTAGCCTGATCTGATGAATAGCTTGCATCATTTTGTTTAAAAAGATCGGCGCCGGCGCCCATTAATAAAGATTTATTTCTTAAGTCTGCTAATTTTTGTAATTTAGAATCTAAGTCTGCATTTCTTTGTTGGGCTTTAAATTGAGCCTGTAATACTTGAGCATAAGATTGTTCATCCATTACCAAATTCTTAAATGGAATAAAATTGCCCCAAATAATATTATTTTTATTTAAGTCGCTCTTTAAAGAATCATAATATGAATAAGCAGAATCTTGTTGGCTTTGAGGATCTCTTGCAAAACCGTCAAAATTAGCAACAGCTTTCCAATAATTAGCAAAGTTATATGGCTGTCCAGTAATCAATAGTGACAAGACATTCATAACATCTTGACCAGCGAATGGCTCTTTAGTAATTGAGGGCGCCCCGACTCTAGTAGGATCATTTAAATCTAACGAATTTCCAAATTGAACTAATACTCCAATTCCTTCTTTCCATTTATAAACCAAACCATCTGGCGCATAGAATGTTTTAGTAATGAATCCAGTAGTATCATCAATACTTCTATCTTGAACATAATTGTCTTGTGTGGCTCTTTGCCCAGCATTAGGTCCAAGCTTAAATTTAACTATTGGTGAGTCAGTATCTTGAGATGTTCCAAGTATATATTTATTTTCATCTAATAATTCTGGGGTTTCATCTTTAGCATTACTACTTATTCTGTCAAATCTAGTTTTAAATGGAGTTAATGGATCAAATAAAGAACCATTAAAAGTATCAATTCCAGGTTTAAAATTAACTTTACCCATATCAAAATAGGTAGTATTATCATTACCTCTAACATCAACCATAAATTTACCATCTGACCAATTATCTGCGGCTGTTTCTACAACACCAGCAAATATATGTGTACCTTCTCGCTCTGTTATAAATTGACTTCTAATCAAAGCCCAAAGATAATTTGGAAAGTCAGGACCAACAAATGCAGTTTTTTCCAATTGAAAATTAACACTTCCAGCAGGATTAAATAATGTATCTGCCGCATTCTTAAAATCTGTAAATGTTTTATTTAAGTTTTGAAGAATGCCAGCACCAGTAAACATATTATTAAGACCAGATAGTAATTTACTATCATATCTACTTTTAGAATTTAAATAAATATGACAAGTATCCATTGGTTGAATGATAAGTTTACCTGCAAAATTTTGTCTTAACTTGCGTCTAGCATAATTTGTTTTTTGATTACTAAGCTGAAATGTATTATTAGAATTAGCTTCCAGTTGTAACTTATTAAAAATATTAGTTACTAATCTTTTAAATACTGCCAATTCAGAATCTGGAAATAATTTCTTAACATTACTATTAGATCCAAAAGTAGGTTGAGTGCTAACTTCTAAACCATCATAACCGGCAATTGCTCCTCCTTTTAAATATTCATCTGCAACTGTAACTCCAGAACCAATACCACCAAACCCAGAGTTATAATTAAATGGAATTGTCGTTCCTATTCTATCTAAAATAGCTACAACTCTTTTACCCAACAAAGTATCAGAAGAAACTCTAAAAGAAATTGGACTAGCTTTTCTATCAGACCTTAATTGATTAAGTCTAACTTTTAAATCATTTATTAATTGATCAGCGTTTTCTTTTCCAAATTGAAAAATTTTGTGATTATAATAAGAATTAGTAGCATCACTAATAGCTCTTTCAATATCATATTCTGTAATCAACATAGCTTCATATGGATCTGAAATAGTTAATCCAAAATTTCCAGGCTGTCTAATATCTAATCCGACACTAGTATTTAAATTAGTAAATCCAGTTATCTCTATAACTCCTGTACCTTGACCAAATTGCGATTGAAATAAATTAGTACTATCAGTGATCCAACTAGTAGTTTCTGCACTAGTATTAAAAGCATATACTCTTCTAATTCTATCTACAACTTTAGTAAAATTACTAATATCACCATTAGAATTAATGCCGCCAAATAAGTCCGGACCACCAACACTAAATCCGCTTCCTGCATCATCTGTTAAACTAATAATAATTGGAATCAATTGATCTGAAACATTACCTACTGCAGATGTAATTTTTTGAATTTTAGAAAGCTTTTCTAAAGCTGCTACCTGACGGCACTTATTTTGGAATAGTATTCTAATAGTTTTATAATAAAGCTTTTCATCAATATCCATAAAATCTGGACGAAAATTTTCTCCAATAGAAGAAAACATCTTCTTTTTTATTAATACCGTTGCGCTAGGTTCTTGCATTAATATTTCAAATTGTTTTGGATCAGTATTATATGGATCTTTTCTAAGATAACCTTCTTCGACATATCTTCGCTCTGCAGATTGATCTATACGTTTAGATAAATCTCCTAAACTACCATATTTTACATTTTTCCCATCAACAACTGCATCTAATGAATTATTAGTGTTTTCTCCTACAGAAAACTGATTGTTCAATTGCTGACCTAAGGTTGCTAAAAAATCTGCCATAATTATCTATCCGGATCTATTTGTCCTGAAAATGAGCTTGGAGTTGTATAAGATGAAGGTCCATCTTTAGCTGAACGCTCCCATCCAAATCTATTAGTTCTATATCCGCGCTTTTGTGTCGCAGTGAAAGTAAGCTGATATTCCATTAGAAAATTATCTGCTCTTTCATTAATTGTCATGTTTTCAAAAAATCCTCTATAAACCCAACCATTATAATACATTTCAACTGTAAAAGCTAATTGAGCTAATGATGGGATATTTTTAGCAGATAAATTATTATTAGGAGAATCTAATCCTAAAATTCCACCCAAAAGACCAGCACCGGTTGCTGCTGCTGTTGGACTATTAGTACTACCTCCAAATAAACCATTAATTTGATTTCCTAAAGCACCACCAACACCTTGGACTATATTATTTGCAATATCTGCCGAAGCATTATTTGCTGCTAAAGTTAATCCAACTCCATCAAAAGCATATTGTTCAGCCCTATATATTTCATATAAAACATTTATTCCTTCAACGCCTGAACTTCCAGTAGTTCCAGAAATATTAATTGTAGTTAAATCTTCTCCCCAATATTGTAAAGTAAATCCGCCTTTGGTTTTATCTTTAGAGATTAATTTTTTATGATTATATGATATGGCTGCCGGATTAACATACATTCTAACTATTCCAAATTCTGGAACGAACCAAGTAACAATATTTCTTTTCATTTGAGAAGATTTACTATTAGGAACTTTGCTATATGGTAAGCCATTACCATCAGCAGAAAATGATGCTGGTAATCCAAAACCATCAGACAATGTATTTTGATTGGTTGGAGTATTATTATTTAAGGTTTGTTGTGCTTGATCTAAAGTTTTGATTGCACTATCTAGAAAAGTAGCCATAATTTATCCTTATTATTTTTTTGCTTTCTGCGCCGTGTTAACAGAAAAACTCTGATTACTTCCCTTAATCTTATCTCCACAATCCAAACAAAATCCTTCTACATGAACGGTTATTTGTCCATTTAATTCTTGTTGAGAATTAGCGGTTATAGTTTGTCCGGGCATTGACACATCTGTTGGTTTAGTTTTTTTAACAATATTAGCTGCTTGTATTGCGACACCGCCTAATTGCCCGGCTGATGTTGAAGAAATTGCTTCCGCTATATTAGTTGGTTCTGATATAGCTCCTTCACTTGCAGTAGCTACTAATCCTCCTGCCGCCATAGATTCATTATATTGTTTTTTGCTGGCTTCAGCAGCCAATTCATTAGATTTATTTTGATTCATTAGTCTTTTAGCATTATCAATTGGAGCCCTCATACTTTCTCCAAATTGATTTGTAAAATCTCTAATATTATTGGCTGTTTCATGAACAGATTGTCCAGCTTTATTTATAAGTTGCTCTCCAGCCAAAGCCCCAGCTGTACCTTCAGCTGCTGTAGCGCCTTGTTTGCCAGCTAGCTTCATAGTTTGATTAATATTATCTCTCATACCTGAAGCTGTATCTACTTCAGGATTCAATTGACCAGTACCAGCTGCAAAACTATCTTGCATAAATCCTAAATTAGCTATATTAGCAGTTCCTCTAGCGGACTCAATAAGAGAACGAATTCTGGTTAGTTCTGTATATGATTTTTTATTTACATCAACGCCAGCGGCTTGTACATCTGATGTAACTGTTTCACTTAATGGAGTAACAGCTTTACCAGAATTAGTTGCTTTAAAGCTCTCTAAAATTCTAATGGCTTCTTGATCGCTCTTGGCAAATTGTCCTAATGGTCCTTGACGAAGCATCATAACTTGTTTAGTTAATTGGGCGGCAGCGCTTTGACTTTGAGATGCTTCCTCTAAACTAACAATGTTTCCAAATTGTTTTGACATAGTCTGTCTAACGCGGTCAAATACTTTGTCAATCTTTCCTTCTCTAAGTTCTTTTTCAATTTGAAAGGCACCCATAAGCCCACCAGGACCTCCAGTTTGAGCAGATAAAAATCCCTTTTGAGCAAGTGTCAAGTCTTTGATTCCACCTGTCATATTTTGCACAATACCTACTGCAACTGTACCACTAACACCAGTTGCTTTTAAAGCTCCCAAATATTGATTCATCATACCAGCAGCGCCTTCAGCTTCATTTCCAAACATAGCAAAGTTACTTGCAGTACTACGAAGTGCATCGCGGACATCACTTAATTCTACTCCAAATTTACCTGAAAGTTCACCCATTCTAGCAGTAAACTTTAATGCTTCATCACCAGTAATATTATAGTCTCTAAATGCTGATCTTAAGTCATCAACAATTTCAGAATATTTTCTTCCTGAACCTGATGCTAATTGCATTGTAGCAGTTAATAAACTAACAGATGATCCCGCACCATCAGCTCCTGTAACAACTGAGTTTAAAGCTTGTGGAATAGCTCCTAATTGAGAATAATATTGTCTAACAGCTTCTGGAGCTACACCAGTAGCAATAACAGATGATGAAATTAATTTGTCTTGTTTCTCTAATAAAGCATTGATGTTACTTAAATTTGGACCGGCAGCGCTATATACATCATTTAAACTACCAGTCTTTGCTGACAACTGAATATAAGCATTTTGTAATCTAAGAGCATTATCAGCACTAGTAGCAAGATTATTTGCATAATTTAAAATGGCTCCAAAACCTTGTTTTGCCATCTCTGTTGGTAAACCTAAAGCTTGTGCTAAAGCAACAGATTTTTTTGCCATAGTATCTAAAGATGAATCTTTTGTAATTACATCTTGAATATCTTTAATTTGATCAGAAAATGTACTTAATTGACTAGTATCAATTCCATTTAAATTATCAAATGATTTTCTAACACCTAATATTGCAACACTTAATAATCCAAAAGCATTTGTTTGATTATCTAATGTTCTTTGATTATCATCAAAATTATTTTTTAAAGAAGTAACCTTATCATTAAATGCACTTAATTGATTTTTAACACTTTCAGTCATTACTCCTAGAAAACTAAATGCATCTTTAGCATCATTAGCTGAACCAGTAATGTTGTCTAGATTTTCTTTAGTAGTTCCATCTACTGGAGTTTCTTCAGCCATTTATTATCCTTGTATTCGGCGTCGGCGAGTCTTTTTTAATGATTCTTGTTTTAAAGACTTTTCACGAGCTTTTTTAACGATTTCGCTACTTTCCTCAAATTCCTCTTCTGTAGATTCATAATCGTTACCTTTCATGACTTTCTTAACAGCTTCTGGGTTAGAAAAGGAGGCTAATAAATATGCGTGATTTTTAGCTAGTTCTGCCTCATCAATTTGATCGGCAATCCAATTCTCATACATCCATCTTTTTTGAACCGGGTCCATATCTATTATTTTTGGATCATCAGGACTTGTCTTAAAGGTCTTACATAAATACCAAACAAATCGATGTTCCGGTTCATATATTATTTTTTTAAATCAGCAACTACCCCCTCAGCGTCTTCTGGGGTTCTAACTGAATATCTTTCTGTTGCACCCTTAGCTAAACTTGAATATTCATTATATAATCTATTTAATAAATGCTCATCTAATTCATTAATAAATAATAATTTAGCCTCAAAGGAAGGATCTCCTAAAAATTGATCAAGATCAATTCCTCCAATTTTCATTAATGAACGAGCCAAAAATTGAAGTCTAATTTCAAATGCAAATTCAACAGTATGTTCATATTTAGAAGAGGACAAAAGGGCGTCTCTCATTTCTTGAGACTTTAATGTTTGTAATACATATTCAGTATTATCAATTACAACTGGTCTGACAGAGCGAGTCATTCCAATTAGCATTTCAATACGTTTCTTTGCCCCTTGGGAGAGTCTTTCAATGCCTTTACGACGATTACGGCGGGCATCTTCAATGATTCTTAATTCTTCTTTAGGGGATAAATCCTCTTCTTGTTCAAAAGAAACTCCATCTAATCTTTGTTGAAATTGTCTAATTTCTTCAACATCTAATTTTTTCATATTTCCACTAGCTATAGCTTGATCTATATTAAATTGATTTTCATCTTCTCCATCAGGAATATCGAATTCT